GCTTTCTGCAGGGTGCCAGATGACACAGCAGGAAGCACAGACGCTGCTGGACATGGCCCAGCAGGGGATGGCCATCCCGCAGGAGGTGGTCACCTGGGCGCTGACCGTCACAGGCGATGCAGAGCAGCGCCGCTGGGGTGATCACCGGGAGGTGATGGACTTCGTCCAGGCGCTCCGCAATGAGGGGCTGCTGTGAGCGCGGTGGTCTTGGCCCTGGATCTGGGCACCACCACTGGCTGGGCGCTGCGCCCGACCACGGGTGCAATCGCGCACGGCTGGATCTCGCTCAAGGGTGGCCGCTTTGAGGGCGGCGGCATGCGCTACCTGCGCTTCAGCCGCTGGCTCAATGAGATCTACGGCACCGCTGGCGACATCAACGCGGTCTATTTCGAGGAGGTGCGCCGGCATGCCAGCACCGACGCCGCGCATGTCTACGGTGGCCTGATGGCCACGCTGACGGCCTGGTGCGAGAGCAGGAACATTCCCTATCAGGGCGTGCCTGTTGGGACGATCAAGAAGCACGCAACCGGCAAGGGCAATGCAGACAAGTCGGTGATGATCGGTGCCATGCATTTGCGTGGCCATGCGGTGTTCGACGACAACGAGGCAGACGCCCTCGCCCTCCTCCACTGGGCGCTGGAGCAGGAGCAATGATGTGTCCGGTGTGCAACGCATGGGCCTATGTCAAAGAAACCAGACGCCAGCCTGACAACGAGAAGCTGCGGCGGTACGAGTGCGGGAACCTGCACCGCTTCACCACCATGGAGCAAGTGGCAAAGGTGATGAAACCAAGGGGCAAGAAGAATGGACAGAAACCAGATCAGTGAAGCGCTCGAGGCAGCGCATGACCGCGAGCAGCTGATCTTTAAGGGCAGGCTGCTGCTGGTCGGCATGGCGCTGGTGCTGCTGTGGCTGGTGTGGCGATGGCTCTGAGGTTCTACCGGCCATTTGACCGCAGCGCCTACAAGCGAGGGCCGGGCGACAGCCAGGTGCTGGAGATGGGCGAGGCCCGTGTGCTGCTGACCACCTGGGAAGTCACCAAGGACAAGGCGCTGCTCGAGCGGCACCTCACAAAGGCCGAGCGGATCTACGGCAATGGTGCTGCCGAGCGGATCAGGAAGTACATGCGGATTGTGGCGACAACAGAAAGGATGACGCTATGAGCGAGACACACAGAACAGGTAGGAGCAGCAAGTTCTACGGCAAGCTGATGACCGCACAGCTGCCCAGCGAGGTCAAGGCGATCTGGTACAGCCGGGATGAGGAGCTGCCAGAGCTGCCAAGGCACGGCTGGTCATGGGAGCTGCAGACAGACATGACCGAGGTCGAGAACCGTGAGCTGGTGACCAAGCTGCTGGAGGCCATCGATTTCACCGAGCGCGAGGAACTGGTGGTGCGTCTGATCGTCATCGAGATGGCCACGTTCGATGATGTGGCCGGGCAGCTGGGCATCACCGCGCCCAGGGCCAGGCAGATCTACCTCAAGGCCATGCGCCGGGCCCGAACCAAGCAGCGGATGGTGACCGGCATCTCGCCCTGGGAAGTGCACAGCGACATCATCCATTGGCAGTACTACAGGCGCCAGCAAGAGCAAGCCAGACGCAGGGGCCAGGCATGAGCCTGTCAGACCACCAGATCTTCATGCTCAAGCACCTGGCCATGGGCTGGCGCTTCAGGCTGTACAACGACAAGCCGGGCAGCTGGAACACCTACTGGTCGCTGCGCCGTCGCAAGCTGGTGACAGCCGGCAGCGTGATCACCGAGCAGGGCCGCAAGGTGCTGGCCAAGGAGCTGCAGCTACAGGCTGACCGGCAGGCCAAGCGAGAGGCAAAGCATGAGCGCATTGCCTGACACAGTGGTGCCCTTCGCGCTGCCCAAGCGGCCCAAGGTCAAGCAGAAGGAAGCGCCGCCAGACCAGCGGGCCATCGCCGTGCTGCCCATCAGAGCCGGCAAGGACGAGCGGCTGCATGGCGGCACCCTGCGCTGCCTCATCGTGCTGTGCAGCTACTGCAACCGGGCTGGCATCACCTGGGTCGGCCAGGACAAGCTGGCCAAGGATCTCGGGATCAGCCGCCAGGCCGTCAGCAAGCAGATGAAGCTGCTCATGCAGACCGGCTACGTCGAGGTGGTCAAGAAGGGCTTCCGAGGCGAGCGCACCAACACCCTGCGGGTCATCTTCGACCCGTCAATCAAGACCGAGGACGCGGTGGCCATCACCAGCGCCCAGGAAGACACCAGGCCACCCTACATGAAGCACGAACAGGAGGAACAAGCCAACCAGCCAGACCCAGCCGGCCAGGCACGCATCGCCAAGCTCATCAGCCAGGCGCTCAGACAACCAACCAAGAAGGAGCCAACCATGCCATCAACAGGCGAAACCGTTACAACCAGAAAGATGAAAGAGGAGATCAAAGCCGCCCAGGCCAAGCGCTCCAAGCGCACTCATACGCAACCTCCAGAGGTTGCCAATGAGAAGGCCTCACATACGCAACCTGCAGACACCTCCATACGCAACCTGGAGGCATCATTGTCGCAACCTCCAGAGGTTGCCACGAACACAGAACAAAGGATATTTAAAGAGTCTTTTAAGGAGTTAAGTGTTCTAGGCAACTTTGAAATTGAAAAAATAAAAGCGGCAGGTTTGACTGAACGGCAGATCGCCGACAGCCTAGATACCCTGCTGCCGATCTACCAGGCCGAGGGTCTGACCCCGAGCAGCCAGCTGCTGGCCGACAGCATCCTGCAGATGCACCGGGACACGGCATGACCGGATGCCGATTCCGCGCAACGGATGGCACCTGCAAGCCGCGATCAAGGGCTGGGTGGCACATGGGTAGCCACTCGACCTTCCAGCGCCTTGTAGGTCGTTTAAATCGATCTGTCCAAATCGCAGACGAACGTATGGGTTCTGTACAGGCCTGGGCCGCCAGGGGGTGTCCAGCTCCCAGGCGGCGGTGGCCGGCCTATATGCGCCAGCGCGTGCGCGTGCGATCCGCGCCCGACGACGCGCCCGGAACGCGACCCTTGCCCCCCCACCCCACACCATGGCGTGCGGGGGCTTGTCTCAATTTTTCCCCCCTTTTTCAATGACAATGCACGAAAGGAGTTAGTGATGGCTTACGAGATGAGAGCTGGACAGGGGAGCCTGTTCAAGAACGACAAGAAGACCAGTGACAAGCACCCGAACCTGAAGGGCAAGGTGATGCTGCCCAATGGCGAGGTGAGATGGGTGAGTGGCTGGAGCAAGAGGACTGCGGCTGGTGAGGCCTGGATCAGCTTTGCCATTGGTGAGCTGGTGGCTGGTCAGCCGGTGAGCCAGCACAGCCAGGCCAAGGGCAATGGGTTCCAGCCGCAAGGGGACGACAGTGACATCCCCTTCTGAGCTGCCTGCTTTCCCTGCCATGCACTTCGACCTGGGTGATGGCGAGCATGGCATGACCTTGCGGGACTACTTTGCTGCAAAGGCGATGGTGGCTTACTGGTCTGACCCTGATGTTGCTGATGACCAAAAGACAGCGGCTGCATGGGCGTATGACATGGCAGACGCCATGCTGAAGGCACGGGATGCCCAGGCCTAAGTCTCGCGTCAGTGAGCAGATCCCCAGCATGAAAAACTGGGGTGGCGTGCGTTCGATTGAGCGCAGGCTTGAGCGCAGCAACACGATAGTGGCCAACCGCGAGGCGGTGGCCTACACGCTGCTGTGCATGGCCAACACCAAGATCACGGACATCATGGATTGGGACGAGTCGGGCAACGTGCGCGTCAAGCGTGCGTCCGACATTCCAGAGCATGCGCTGCAGGCGATCAAGAACATCCGGGTCAAGAGTGACCGGGATGGCAACAGCACGCTCGAGGTGGAGCTCTACGACAAGGTGGGAGTGCTGCGTCTGCTGGCCAAGGCGAGCGGCTTGCTGGACAACCCTGACGAGAACGACAAGCCCAGCGTGATTGATGTGAACGTGGTGGCCCCGCTACCGAGGGGTGATGCATGAATAACCCTTTTGACCTTGCCAACTACAAGCCTCAGCTTGACATGAGGGACATCGAGAAGGCCCGCAAGAACGCCTACCAGATGACCCGCTTTGTCAACGAACAAAGGAAGAAGGGCATCGAGCCGAGCGCACCATACGCAGCCAGCATCGGCGGCTGGCCACAGGACTACACCACTGAGATGCCTGAGATGCCTGTACACAAGAAGACGCTGCAAGCCCGCAGGAGGAAACAGAAATGAATTTCGACGACTGGTGGGCCACCCTGTCGGCCAAAGAGCAGAGCGTGATCGGCGTCAACAACGCCCGGTTTGTGTGGGACTGCGCCAGGCGAACCGAGATGCCGCTGTTCGACGACTGGCCAGCGTTTGCCGATCAATGCCCGCCTTGCAATCACAAGTGCAACCAGGGCCGCGACTGCCCTGTAAGGAAGTAAATCATGAGCAAGACCAAGGAGCAGAGCAGCAAAGAAGTCAGTGCCGCCGGGCTGCGGTTCGATTTCTCGCAGTCGCCTGTCATCTACGACTTCTTCCAGAGCAATGCCTTTGTGCAGGGTCTGATGGGGCCGGTGGGGTCTGGCAAGAGCTACGGCTGCGCGGCCAAGATCTTCAAAAAGGCCATCCAGCAAAAGCCCAGCCCCAACGACAACATCCGCTACACCAGGTGGGCGGTGGTGCGAAACAGCTACCCGATGCTCAAGACCACTACCATCAAGACCTGGCTGGATCTGTTTCCAGAGGCAACCTTCGGCCCCATGCTGTGGACGCCACCCATCACCCACCACATCAGGCTGCCAGCCCGCGGTGATGCCGCCGGTATTGACTGCGAGGTCATCTTCCTGGCCCTCGACCAGCCCAAGGATGTCCGAAAGCTGCTCTCGCTCGAGCTGACCGGCGCATGGGTCAACGAGGCCCGCGAGCTGCCCAAGGCAGTGATCGACGGACTGACGCACCGGGTCGGACGCTACCCGACCAAGCGCGACGGCGGCGCCACCTGGCACGGCATCTGGATGGACACCAACCCCATGGATGACGACCACTGGTGGCACAACATGGCCGAGAAGGAGCGCATGACCGGCCCCTATGCCTGGAAGTTCTGGAAGCAGCCAGGCGGCGTGATGGAGGCCGATGCTGACACCATGCCCGACAACCCAGAGGCCAACGACCATGTCTTCAGCGCAGGCAAGTGGTGGAAGATCAACCCGGCTGCAGAAAATCTCCACAACTTGCCCCCAGGTTATTACCCGCAGATGCTGCTGGGCAAGAACCTCGATTGGATCCGCTGCTATGCCGGCGGTCTGTACACCTACGTCCAGGAGGGCCGCCCTGTGTGGCCCGAGTACGAGGACAGCACCATGTCCGGTGAAACCGAGGTGGATCCAAACGTGCCCATCCAGGTGGGCCTGGACTTCGGTCTGACCCCGGCGGCCACCATTGGCCAGCGCCTACCCAATGGCCGCTGGCTGATCCACAAGGAAATCGTCACCTTCGACATGGGCCTCGAGCGCTTCGGGCTTGAGCTGCTGGCGCTGCTCAACCAGCACTACCCAAACCACCAGGTGCTGCTGTGGGGCGACCCGGCAGGCATGGCCAGGGATGCCATCTACGAGGTGACCAGCTTCGACTTCCTGAGGACGCTGGGTCTACGAGCGCAGCCGACGGCCAGCAACGACTTCAAGGTTCGACGGGAATCTGCGGCGGCCCCCATGCAGCGACTGATCGCTGGCAAGCCGGGCCTCATTGTGAACAGACAATGCAAGCTCCTCCGCAAGGCACTCGGCGGCGGCTACCATTTTAAGCGGGTGGCGGTCGGGGCTGGCCAGGAGCGCTTCCGGGACGCGCCCAACAAGAACGAGCATTCGCACATCGGCGACTCTTTCGGCTACCTGATGCTGGGCGGCGGCGAGTACAACCGCATGACCCGCACCCCAAGCCTGGGCGGCAGGCCCAACAATGCGACGATCATCATGCCTCATGACTTTGATATTTTCGCCACCTGATAGCGCCGCGACATCGCATCGCTTGCATGCTGTCCAAAGTCCAATAGAATCCATTGGTATGAGCACAGCCATCATTGAATTGCCGCCAGCAAATCTGCCTGCGCCGATAGCGCGGCAGAAGATCATGGCCATTCAACGGGCCTGCCAAGCGCTGCCAGATGGCCAGCGGATGGACGAGTCGCCACCGCTCAAGCACTGGCTGGCCCCCGGCATCTATGCCCGTGAGATCCATCTGCCTGCCGGCACCGTGGTGGTGGGCAAGATCCACCGGCATCGCCACTTCAACGTCATCAGCCAGGGCAGCATCACCTGCTACACCGAGTTTGGCCTGGAGACCCACACAGCCCCTGCTTCGTTCATCTCGGAGCCCGGCACCAAGCGGGTGGTGGTGACGCATGAGGACGCGATCTGGACGACGATTCACCCCAACCCGACCGACGAGACCGACATCCCAACGCTGGAGGCGATGTTCACCGCGATGGAATACGCCGAGCTGGGCATGGAAGTTTACGACCACAAGGAGCTAACTGAATGACCTACTTCATCTCTGGTGCCATCATCCTGAGCACCGCGTACAACGCCAACCAAGCACGCAAGTCCAGGCAGCAGGCCGAAAACGATCAGCGCACCCTGCTGGCGCAGCAGTCTGCCGATCAGGCCGCCATGCGCACTGAGCTGGCCAAGCAGACTGCCGAGTATGCCAAGCAGGGCGCATCCCTTGAGCAGCAGGCACAGACAGCCCGGCAGCAGTTTGAGCAATCGCAGCTCAACTACCAGACCAACAAGCTGGAGATGGAGCGCAAGGCCAAGGAGGTGCAGGACGCCGCCGACGAGGAGCGCCGCAAGGCAGCATCGGCAGAGGCATCAGCGCTCAGGGCTCGCACCCGTGGTGGCCGCCGATCGCTGCTGTCTGACCAGCGCATGGACGCAGAGCTGGGTGTCCAGATGGATCTGGGCAGCAGCGGCATGAGGATCCAGTAATGGCCACCCTACCCCAGTTCAAGCAGCGCCAGATCACTCGGCGAAGCACCTCCGACATCGACCGGCTGGCCAAGCAGTACAAGGCCAACGTCGATGCTATGACCGGCGAGTACCAGACCGCCTTCACCGGATACCAGGCTAAGGTGGCCGAGAAGATGAAGCCGTTTGAGGCGCAGATGGCGAACTACAAAGAGTCGCTGCTGCCGACATACGAAGCCCAGAGGGCCGCCTACCAGCAGAAGCTGGACGACTACAACAAGTTGCTGGCCGACATCGAGGCCAACCCAACTGTCTTGGTTCCAGAGACTGGGCCACGGCCAGCTAGATTTCAGTACGAGCCGCAATACAAGCCAAGAGAGATCCCCAAGTTCACCGGGACAGCTCCTGTTTTGCCAGAGGCTCCGACCGCGCCGGCCATCGAGGAGTTCGACTCTTCGCAGTTCGCGGCCAAAAAGGCAGAGGCCGAGAGCGCGTTCAAGCGCGAGGTCGGCGAGCGCAAAGCGGCCAAGCTCGGTGCCGTATCTCGCAAGGTCACAAGACCACTACTGTCAGGAGAGCAGGCATGAAAGAGGTCTGGGATAAGGCGCGGCCAAAGGATCTCGGCAAGCCGCAAAAGCTCACCGATGCCGAGAAGCGCAACGCGATGCGCCGCGCAGCCAAGGCGGGTAGACCCTACCCCAATCTGGTTGACAACATGATCGCTGCAAAGGCCAAGCAGTGAGCAAGTACAAAGACCCCGAGGGTGGGCTGACCGAGGCCGGTCGGCGCAAGTTTGAGCGCTCCGGTGAGAGCGGCAACCTGCAGCCTGGGGTCAAGGAATCTTCGCCCATAGGCGAGCGAGCCAGGCGCAAGGGATCTTTTCTGACCCGCTTCTACACCAACCCGAGCGGGCCGCTGGTGGACGACAAGGGCAAGCCAACCCGCTTGGCACTGGCGGCAAACGCCTGGGGCGAGCCCGTGCCGCGCACTGCTGGCGCTGCAGCCAGGCTGGCGGCCAAGGGCCGCAACATGCTGGACAAATACAAGCTGAACAAAGACGAGGACTGAGCCATGAAAGACATGAAGACGAAGATGCAAGAAAAAGTCGCCAAGGTCATGCGCGAGTACAAGGCTGGCAAGCTCAAGAGCTCCAGTGGCCAGAAGGTGGCCAGCCGCGATCAAGCCGTGGCCATCGCCATGAGCGAAGCCGACAGGCTCAAGAAGGGCAAGTGATGGCGACTAAGCGCACCATGCTGATGGAGGTTGATCTGGATGAGGAGGAGTACTCCTGCCCAATTGCCACACGCGACTTGGCCGAGAACCTCAAGGCTCGCAACTTTGCATTTGAGCACTACGGCTATGGCCCAGCCAACCCAAATGACACCAAGAACAACCGTGCATTCTGGCTTAAGAAATCGATCATGCTCAATACCAGCGAGGTCGAGGCTATGGGCATGCGATGTGGAAACTGCTCCGCATTCATTGTCACCAAGCAGATGCTGGACTGCATCAAGGCAGGCATCGAGGCCAAGCGACCAGAGCAAGAGGCTGGCTACGATGAAGATGTCATTGAGTCTGCTGGCCTGGGGTACTGCGAGCTGCTGCACTTCAAATGCGCAGCCAGCCGCACCTGCGATGCCTGGCTAGTTGGCGGCCCGATAACAGACAAGAAGGAAGAAGAAAATGGCGACGAATGATGCACCAGGCGGCATGCGCCTCACACCGGAACAGATCCTAAAGCGGCAGGCCGCAGCGCAGTCAAAGAAGGACGAGTTCCAGCAGCTCTACCAAGATGCCTACGAGTTCGCCCTGCCCCAGCGCCAGCTCTACGGCGTGTGGGAGGGTGGTGCCACGGGCTCCAAGAAGATGATGCGTGTCTTCGACTCGACTGCCATCAACAGCACCCAGCGCTTTGCCAACCGGCTGCAGTCTGTCGTCTTCCCGCCGCAGCGCAAGTGGGCCAAGCTGGAGGCTGGCTCGGACATCCCGGCAGATCGCCGGCAGCAGGCGCAGGCCGTGCTGGAAGTCTACCAGGACAAGATGTTCACCATGCTGAACCAATCCAACTTCGACATCGCCATGGGCGAGTTCTTGCTGGATCTGGCTGTGGGCACCGCCTGCATGATGGTGCAGCCTGGCGACGATGTGCAGCCGCTCAACTTCATCCCCGTGCCGCTGTTCCTGGTGAGCTACGAGGAGGGAGCCAATGGCCAGGTGGACAACGTCTACCGGCGCATGCGCATGAAGGGCGAGAGCATCCAGCGCCAGTGGCCCGATGCCAATATCCCCGACGACATGGCCAGGCGCATCGAGCAAAAGCCGACCGACGACATCGAGCTGCTCGAGGCCACCATCTACGACCACAAGCGTGGCGACTACTGCTACCACGTTATCGACAAGCTGTCCAAGTCTGAGCTGGTCTACCGCCGCCGCAAGATGAGCCCCTGGGTGATCAGCCGGTACATGAAGGTGGCCGGCGAGATCTATGGGCGCGGCCCCCTGATGACCGCCCTGCCCGACATCAAGACGTTGAACAAGACCATCGAACTGCTGCTCAAGAACGCATCGCTGGCCGTGGCAGGTGTCTACACCGCCGCTGACGACGGGGTGCTCAATCCCAACACGGTCAAGATCGTGCCGGGTGCGATCATCCCTGTGGCACGCAATGGCGGCTCACAAGGCCCGGCCCTGCTGCCCCTGCCACGCAGCGGTGACTTCAACGTCAGCCAGTTGGTGATCAACGACCTGCGTTCCAACGTAAAGCGCATCCTGCTGGACGAGTCGCTGCCGCCAGACAACATGAGCGCCAGGTCGGCCACCGAGATCGTCGAGCGCATGAAGGAGCTGGCCCAGAACCTGGGCAGCGCCTTTGGCCGACTGATCAACGAGACCATGATCCCAGTGACCGCCAAGATCCTGGAGGTCATGGACGAGCGCGGCCTGATCGACATGCCCCTGCGGGTCAACGGGCTCGAGGTCAAGGTCACCCCGGTGGCCCCGCTGGCCATGGCCCAGAACATGGAAGAGATCAATGCCATCATGCAGTACATGCAGATCAGCCAGAACCTGGGCACCGATGGCCAGCTCGCCATCAAGACCGACATGCTGGTGGACTACCTGGCCGACAAGCTGGGCGTGCCGGCGTCTGTGCGCAACACCGCCGCCGAGCGTGCTGTGCTGATGGAGGAGATGAAGAACCAGCAGCAGCAGCAAGCCATCGCCCAGGCCATGGCCATGCAGGCTCAGGCTGGCGCAGGCATGCAGGCGCTGCCGGCACCACATGGTATGCCGGCATGAGTTGGGACGAAATCAACGCCATTGGCGAGGCCTCCGACATCCGCGAGGTTGACCAGAAGCGCGAGGACTTGGCCAAGCTGACCTTGCGGGTATTCGGCTCCGAGGACGGCCAGATGCTGCTGCAGTGGCTGCGTGACATGTATGTGAATGTGCCCATCGCCGTGCCGGGCACAGATCCCTCTCACGCCTTCTTTGCCGAGGGGCAGAGGACGGTGGTGAGGGACATCGAGGTACGGATCAACTCAGCAAGGAAACTATGAGCGACACAGCAACCGTCGAGCCCGGTGGAACCGGCCTACTTGACAACGTGCAAGTGACTGACGACACCAAGCCAGAAAACACACAAGCGACAGAGATCAGCCACAAGGCTGCAGCACCAGGCGCACCTGAGCCTGATGAGCCCCTGGAGCGGCCAGACTTCTGGCCCGAGAACTTCTGGAAGAAGGACTCCAACGAGCCCGACCTGGAAGGCATCGCCAAGAGCTGGTCAGACCTGCGCAAGCAGATCAGCCAGGGCAAGCACAAAGCCCCGGCAGACGGCAAGTACGACCTCAAAGCCTTTGGCGAGCAGGCCGACACCAACCCCATCGCCACCACCCTGACGGGCTGGGCCAAGGACAACGGTCTGTCACAGGCTGCCTTTGACGACCTGGTCACCAACCTGCAGACCCAGGCCAAGGAGATCATGCAGGGCGACATGGTTGACCCGGCTGTCGAGATGAAGCAGCTCGGCCCCAACGGCAACGCAATCGTCAACGGCATGGTTGACTGGGCTCGCGGGTTGGTCAACAAGGGCGTCTGGTCGAAGGAAGACTTTGAGGAGTTCAAGATCATGGGCGGCACCGCTCGCGGCATCACTGCGCTGATGAAGGTGCGCGAGGCCTATGAAGGCCGAGTGCCGATTCAAAGCGCATCGCTTGAGGGAGCGCCCAGCAAGGAAGAGCTGTACGCCATGGTGGGCGATCCGAAATACAAGACCGACCCGGCATACCGGCAAAAGGTCGAGCGGATGTTCAACCAGTTCGCCAAATAATCGCCAGTTGTCTCCAAGGCTGCCGCAAGGCAGTTGCCACTTGACCCAGCTTCGGCTGGGTCTTTTTTGTCCACCAGCCAAACACCCCGGTTGCACTGTGGTCAAAAAGTCATACAATCGCGCCAAGGCCCATCGGGAAACCGACCCCCAACCGCAGCGGATGCTGACGAGCGGCTGCCGTAAGCAGCAAGCACAGGCCCGGATTACCGGCTCACCGACGCGACAAACCCTGATCAATCAACCGAATGAGGTATCCAAATGGCTGTTTCTCTCTCGAACGCCTTTGTTACGCTGTTCGATGCTGAGGTCAAACAGGCTTACCAGGGCAAAGCAATGCTGGTGGGCGCTGTGCGTCAGCGTCGTGGTGTCGAAGGCTCCACTGTCAAGTTCCCCAAAGTCGGTCGCGGCGTAGCTACTGCTCGCGTCACCCAGACCGATGTCACCCCGATGAACGTCGGGTTCTCCACCGTGACCTGCACGCTTGGTGATTGGAATGCCGCCGAGTACTCGGATGTGTTCTCGCAAGCCAAAGTCAACTTTGATGAGCGCTCTGAGCTTGTCCAAGTGGTTGGCAATGCAATCGGTCGCCGCCAGGATCAGTTGATCCTCGACGCACTGAACGCTGCTACCGGCACCGGCACCGTGGCCAATTCTATTGGTGGAGCAAACACCAACATGAACATTGCCAAGCTGCGTGAGGCTGCGAAGATTCTGAATCAGAAGAACGTGCCTTCCGATGGCCGCAACATCATCATCCACGCCAACAGCCTGGCCGCGATGCTCGAGCAGACTTCGGTCACCAGCTCGGACTTCAACACCGTCAAGGCACTGGTGCAGGGCGAGATCAACCAGTTCATGGGCTTCACGTTCCATGTGTTGGGTGATCGCTCGGAAGGTGGTCTGCCTATCGACGGCTCCAGCGACCGCACGCTGTACGCATTCCACAAGGATGCAATCGGCTACGCAGAGGGAATCGCTCCCAAGACTGAGATCAACTACATCGCCGAAAAGACCAGCTGGCTTGTCAATGCGCTGTTCTCCGCTGGTGCTGTGGCGATTGATGCCGAGGGTATCGTCAAAATCACCGCCCGCGACACTGCGGCAGCGGCTTAATAGGAGGGTTGCAAAATGCCTTTCGTTGCTGACAACTTCGTGACCGTTGGTGGCCAGATGAAGGCGGGCAATGCCCCCCAGGTCTTTAGCTACCAGACCACTGATGCCGCCGCTGATGTGGACACTTCTGGCTACTTCAACGCCGTTGCGTCCATCCTCAAGCCTGGCGACATCATCTTCCGCACCACCTTTAGTGGTAGCAACGTGTCCACGGCTGGCATGCACGTTGTGATGACCGTGTCTGCTGCCGGTGTGGTGAATGTGAGCGACACCACTGCGCTGACCGTGACCAACACTGATTAATCAGTAAGGTCTAAGAACGGGCCAGCTTCTGGGTAGTTCTCGGAGGCTGGCCCTTCTCACATTGAGAGGTTCACATGGCTGCTGGCGACACTGGTGTATCGATTTGCTCTGATGCCTTGCTGCTGATCGGGGCCAAGGCAATATCGTCTTTCAATGACGGCACGGACGAGTCGAGCGTGTGCGACCGGCTTTATCCCGACATCAGGGACTCAACCCTGATGATGTACCCGTGGACGTTCAGCATGAAGAAGACGCAGCTTGCGCAATTGCTGACCACCCCCACAAGCGTCTGGCGCTACCAATACCAATTGCCTGGTGACCGCTTGGCCTCGCCCAGGCTGGTTGTCCAGAGCTCCGCACAGGGCTCACCGATACAGAAGGACTGGGAGATCCAAGGTGACGTACTGCTCACCAACCTGCCCAACGTCTACATCGACTACCAGTACAGCGTGCCTGAGTACGCCATGCCCAAGTACTTTGTGCAACTGCTCAAGTATCAGGTGGCGTGGCACATCGCCGAGGCCATCACTGAGCAGCAGGACAAGGCTGCCAAGTGGCAGCGCGTGGCCACCGGCGACATCTCTGAGAATGGGCGTGGCGGCTACTTCCGCACGGCGGCTCAGATCGATGGACAAAACACCCCGGTGCGGGTGATTGAAGACTACAGCTTGATCGCAGTGAGGGGCTAATGCCGCGCTTCGTTGAGTTCACCACCAACTTCGCAACGGGCGAGCTCGACCCTTTGCTGCGTGCCCGTGTGGATCTGCAGGCCTACAACAACGCCCTGGCCAAGGCCACCAACGTGCTGATCCAGCCCCAGGGTGGTCTGCGCCGCAGGCCAGGCACCAAGCACATCTTTGAGCTTCCAAACGGATCTGCTGGCGCATCGAGCGCGGCCAATGGCGTGCGGCTGGTGCCCTTCCAGTTTTCAGTCTCTGACAGCTACATGCTGTGCTTCACGCACAACCGCATGCATGTGATCAAGAACGGCGTGGTGGTGGCCAACATCAATGGAAGCGGCAACAGCTACCTGACCACAACCATCACCAGCGACATTGTGGACGACATGTGCTGGACTCAGTCTGCCGACACGCTGATCGTGGTGCATCCCGATCTGCAGCCGGTGCGCATCACCCGCACCAGCGACAGCGCCTGGACGGCTTCCACCATTACGTTCGACAGCATTCCAAAGTACGCCTACACGCTGACCGCCACCACGCCTACTGTCGGGCACCTGACGCCAAGTGCAGTGTCTGGCAACGTGACGCTAACTGCTCAGAACAGCATTTTCACTGCTGGCAGCGTCAACCAGTACATCAACGCTACCCCACAAGGCCGCGCTCGCATTGTCGAGTATGTCAGCAATACGATTGTCAAGGCCGTCACTGAATACCCGTTTTTCGATACCAGCAACATCGCTCAAGGCAACTGGGAAATTGAGTCTGGCTACGTTGATGTGTGGAGCTCCACCAAGGGCTGGCCGCGCACGGTCACATTCCATGAGGGCCGTTTGTACTTTGGCGGCAGCAAGTCTCGGCCATCGACGATCTGGGGCTCCAAGATCGGTCTGTTCTTTGACTTCGTGCCAAGCGAGTCGCTGGACGACGATGCGGTCGAGGCCACGCTGGACACCAACGACCTGAACGTCATCACCGACATCATCTCTGGCCGCGACTTCCAGGTATTCACCACCGGAGGTGAGTTCTTCATCCCGCAGCAAGGGTCTGATCCGGTCACACCGCTGACCTTCACGTTCAAGAACGTGAGCCGCAACGGCATCAAGCCCGGCACTCGCGTGCAATCGGTGGAGTCTGGCTCGATCTACATCCAGCGCCAGGGAAAGAGCCTGAACGAGTTTATCTTCAACGACACCCAACTGACCTACATCACCCAGCGGATCTCGCTGCTGTCTGGCCACCTGCTCAAGGGGCCGCAGCGCATCGCCCTGCGCAAAGCATCGAGCACTGAGGAGGCCGATCTCCTGCTGATGACCAACACCGATGACGGAAGCATGGCGGCCTTCAGCATCATGCGCAGCCAACAGGTGACCAGCCCGTCTGAGTTCACCACCGACGGCTCCTTCATCGATGTAGGTGTTGATGTCAACTCGATCTATGTGGTGACATTGCGCCGCTTCAATGGTGTCAATCGGTACTTCATTGAGCTGTTCGGCTACGAGTATTTCACCGACTGCGCCTTCGTAGGCGGCTCTGCTGGTGGTGTAGGCAGCGGCCTGCCCCACATTGGCAAGTCGCTCAACGTGATCTGCGATGGCTCGCCCCAGGGCAATGAGACCGTGAGCGGTGGCGGTGCGGTGACCTTCGACCGCGAGTCTGTGACCAGCTACGAGGTGGGACTGCCCATCAACGTCTACATCAAGACCATGCCTTGCGAGGTCAAGCTGCAGACCGGCAGCCGGGTGTCGTTCAAGAAGCGCATCGTTGAGATCAGCGCCGTGGTCAACGAGACCCAGAACATGATCATCAACCGCCAGCCTGTGGCGTTTCGTCTGTTTGACAACCCGCTGCTGGATGACCCGATCCCAGAGTTCACCGGCATCAAGCGCGTCAATGGTGTGCTGGGCTACAGCCGCGAGCAGTTCATTGAGGTGTCGCAAGACCTGCCGGTCAAGATGAACCTGCTGGGCCTGGACTATCGCGTGGCCGTTTTCTCAGGGACATGACATGGTAGTAACTCAAGGACAAATGGTTGGAGTGGCAGGCCTGATTGGTGCCTACGGCGAGGCCCAGGCACAACAGGCTGCCGCGATCAATCAGCAGACCAGCTACCTGCTTCAGGCACGCGACACGCTGATGGTGGCCGAGGTGCGTGCCGACATGAGCGAGCAATACGCCACCATCCAGGCCGGTCGCACGCTCAAGAAGGCAGAGATCGAGGCGCAGAACTACCAGATCGCCGGCAACGCCCTGCTCAAGAACATGCGTGCCACCAACGCTGCGGTGAGGGCCAGGGCGGCTGCCAGCGGTGTGGCGCTTGGTGAGGGCTCTGTGCAGGCCGTGCAGCGCGAGAATGTGGCCGCGACCATGCGTGATGTTGGCATCGCCGACCTCAATGCTCTGACCGCACGGGTGCTGGGCTTTGAGGATGCAAGCGCCATGGTGCAATCCACTGAGTACCAGAACATGCTCAACCTATACAGCGCACGCAGCCAAGCTGGCCAACTCACATCTGCTGGCGCTGCAGCTCGCAGAACTGGCGGCATCCTTGCTGGTGCAACGCTCACCAAAGCAGGCGTTGAATTCTTGAAGGTGAGATAAGCATGGCCACACAACGAATCGAATCAGGTCAGATGCAACTGCGCTCGGTGGGCGGCGTGCCTATGGTGCAGGCCCAGCAGCAGTCTGTCGATTACATCGCGCCGCGAGTGGCAGCGCAGGGTGCCGGGCAACTG